CAACATATTGGCCATCATCTTTGTAATAAATACGATTATGTACTGATTGTTCTCCATTCTGATCTTCAAAATATTCAGTATAATGAATAAAATTGTCGGTCATTTCTAAAATTTTGAACTTGACATCACGATACATTTCGCTAAGTGCTTGATATGCTCTTTTGCGACGATTTTCGTAAGAGTGTCTTGAAAATTGTGATTTAAAACTGCATTGCACCATTTCTTGTTGATAAAGCTGATTTAAAGAACTACGAACCTCTTCAGTAAAAATGGTAGCGGTATTCTTAAAGAAACCTGAACCATCAAATGCTGGAGTTTCGTTATCTCCTAAAATACTTAAACCAAGAAGAGTACCTGTAACAAATTCAATATTTTGAATTCTTCCATTGGCATCTTTCTTAATCTCATAAGTAGTATTATCAGGATTTAGTTCTAAAGAATGCTGTTTGCCAACAATCTTTTGTGCAATCTCCCCGGTTCTATCTAATCTTCCTGTATATAGTATAACATCGCAAACGGCATATTGCAACCCGCCTTCCCAAATATATTCAACTGAAGTGCCCTCTGGAACTACTCCATAAATATTTTGGATAGCTGCGTTGTGTCCTATAAAATCTTCACCTTCTTCGTCATAAAAGCCTACTATAGGTACATAAGGTAAACTTTTAAGAAGCTGGTCAGAAAATTCTTTTGTAAAAACTCTTTTATCTTGTGTTTCTCCAACATAAAATATTTTAAGTTTTGCAAAAGAATACAAGGAATTCTCGCTTTCGCGATAATCAAATAGGGAAACAGGAATACTGTAATTTACATTCATTCAGTCACCCCACTACTACTCACTAATCTGAGTCTCTTCATCCGTCTCAGGAATTTCTTCAGGCTCTGTTGATTCTTCAGCAAGTCCTGATTGTGTATGAGAGCTTGATAGTGGTTGTAATACTTCATCTAATCTTAGGAAATCTTCTAATTTACTCTTGTGCAGAATGTGTTTTTGTTTTGTACCAGAGGCCACAACTGCTTCAAGTCTTCCAATACCAAATTCTCCATTACGACGATGAATTTCCATCATCTCTTTTAAGTTAAAATGGGTAATAGGAAGCATTGTAATTTCAATTTGATATCCCCTAAAACTATATAAATGATTTATAGTTAAATTATAGAAATTGACGAGTTCTTGAACATATTTTCAAACTGTCGCCTGATCTCTATTTAAAGACGCTGTTAAAGATTCTTTAATTTGACCAGTAAATAATAAATTATTTAAGCCAGCACTACGATAAATAGAATCATGTGCCATTTTTAAAGAATCATTTGAAACTCTTGTAGGCTCTTGCATTTTTTGGATTGAAACATCTCCAAATGTTGTCATAAGCCTTGTACGTTTATTCTGTCCAATTACTTTAGACATACTTTTATGTAAAGCTCTAACTTCACTTAACTCAAATAAAAGTCTGTTTTCATATGCTGGAATTTTATGTGTAATAATAGTATCTAGTTGAGCACTACTTCTTTCAACTTCGTTTTCACGATATTGTTCATAATCAAATAAGCTTTTTAATGTAGATAAATGAGTTGGGAATCCATAATCATTAATACTTAAATAAGTAGAATATCTTCCATCTAAAATTACAAACTCATCTGGTCTCATTCTTTCTTTATATTCTTTTCATGCTTCAACAATTTCATCTGGAAATAGATCAAGAACATCTTCAAGCTCTTGTCCATATAAAACTAAATCTTCAAAATATTTTAAATTAAACTGGAAAATACCTGTTCCATACTGACTTGTCATAACTGGACGACAATATTCAGAATTAAGAATAATTGTAGAAACAGTTTTTGAAGGTCGATTTCTTACAGTATATAAATATACTTCACCTTCTTTAAAAAGTTTTGTTAAAATCATTGGGAATGTAACTTCTATTGACATACCGTCAACAATCTCAGTCATTAATTGATAAACAGAAGAATAATCAGACTCTTCTGCATTTTTACGCATTTGTACAGGAACATAATAGTGTCTCCATAAAAACATGTTTGCAAAGTAGTCAATTATATTAGCAAAGTTTGGATCAGTTGCATAAGCATGATTAGATAAATCAATTAATTCATCTCTATTTATTGCTTCACTACCAACAGATTCAAGCAGTTTATTAAGATAATCTTCATTGTAGCGATTACCAATTTTTCTTCCTATAGCTTTATCAAATATTCTTCTAAGAGATTCTTCCGAACCATCATAAAGCCTTTCGATTTGTTTTCGACGATCGGCCATATTTAAATTACGGGTAAAAATTCTTTTTTCTTTATCTGCCATATAATCGCCTCCTTAGTCTATAAAGACAAAGTCTTTAGCATTTCCTGACATGCGTCGATTTCGACCATAGTGGTCAAGCTCTATATATACGTTTGTTGCGTATACAGCATATTCAGTTGCCGAGAAAAAGTCTTTTTGAATTTTATTGTCACGTCTACGAATTCTCATTGTTCTATTCAAATTATCACTCGTATCTATAACTTCAAGATTTTTAAGTTCTAATTCCATACGATCCATGAATAAATAAGGACGTAGCTTTCTTTCACGTTTTGCATTGCTATATCTTTTAAATCCTTCTTGATTTTGATATTTTTGAATTGCTTCTCCAGATTTAATTAAAAATCTTATTGCACCATTACTAATTCTACTAAAAAATAATTGATGTATTTGATCCGATTTTTCTCCTGTGGCTTTAACTTCATAACAAATTGTTTGGTAAGAAGGCCACATTATAATATCTTTTTCAGAAGTTTTTGGAGGGTTTATAATTCCTAAACCGGGTAATTTGTAACCTTGGTCACTAATACTTTCTTTGTTTAATCAATCTCGAATCGCCGCACCTATACCATTTGCATCGTATACAAGTAGTTTAGCTTCGTAATTTAAAACAGTTTGTTTTATAATATTTGAAATTTTTTCATAATCTGTACTATCTATAGTAAATAAATTTACAAGACTGTAAGTAAAGAAATATTCTTTAGGTTGCACTTTCATAATTACAAGAGCAGTTTTTGCAGAACCATCTTTTGCCATATCCGCAGATATAACATAAAAATGAGGATTCTTTGGATCTTTTGGTTCAACTGCTTTATATTCTGCTCTTACAACTTTACGTAAGTTAGTAATAGTGTTTGATGTGAATAAAGCTCCTCGCGGTGCTCCACTTCAAATACTCATAAATTCACGTTCAAATGAATCTCTATCATAGGTTGTAGAACTAATAAGTTCTCGAATTGTTTCTTCCTGTAATAGCCCATGATTAACTGGTATTTGATATGAGCCACCTAAAACCGAATAACGACTCGGATCTATGGCCGCATAGACAAGTGTTTCAAGCTGTTTGTTATAAGCGTAAGTACCTTGATAACCAGCAGTTGTAATAAATATCTTACTTCCATGCGGTTCTTTTGGGTTTACATTTCGCAACTTCATTTGTAAACTTTGGATCAAGTTCAATAACTTCCTCAAAGATACCAGAGTGTCGTCTAAAGCCCCTAATTGTTCCACCTACAACGTCAAAGATTCCTCCATGACCGAAACGAAATTCTGCATAGTCTGGGCCTTGAACGAAAGCATTTCGTAATTGACCCGCAACACGCATCTTTTGCATTTCATTTTGTAGTAAAGGAAATCGCACTCATAAATCATCAACAATTTTTTCTTTTGCAATTTGTGCGGCTTGTCCTTTTGTTCCTGCTGTAACGAAACTTTTATGGCGAGGAACTAGCATTGTATTTACATAGCGACTATAGAAAGCCAAGAATGACTTCGAGAAGCCCCTAGTAAAGGTAAAATAACTTTGTCGGCTTCGGCTCATAGAACGCAAAACCAGACGTTGTGTAAAAAACATTGAGAAGCTTGAATTTTTTGGTGTCATAATATCAGCAAGGATATCAGGATAAACTAATAAAGTATTAATTGCGTTTCCATATGCTTCTAAATTTTCTTTTATTTTTTCTTTTTTAACTATATTTGGTGAGGATTCAGTTGCTTTATCTACAAAATCTAAATAATCAAGAATTTCTTGTTCTATAAAATCTTTAGAAGAATTCATCGTCATCGTCCTCAATAGTTAAATCAACTTCATCAAGTTCTTGATCAAATTCTTCACTTTGTCTTTCAAGTGCTTGAGCATAAAGTTCATCAAGTGGAACTTTTTCATAGCTTTCAGCATCTTTTTTTACTGCATCTTCAGTTTTAAGCGCACTGTTAATTGTTTCAAATACACTTTCAAGTCCAGTTGCATCAAGAACAAGTCTTTGAAGAAATTGTTGAATGTCTTTAAGCGACTTGTCAACAATGTCTCTATCAACATCATCGTAGTATGTAAATTCAAAACCTTCGTCTTCAATAAATTTTACTAATTGAGCAACATTTGAAATTACATCTTGGCTTGAAGCTGTAATTAAATCATCTATCTTCGCAGTTTTTACAAAGTTTTGATAAGCTTTACTTAACTCATTAATTTCTTTTGAGTCTCCATTCATGATTGCACGATCAAGCGCAACTGACATTTTACAAGCTTTTTTAATCGCATCTTTTTGCATTGGATTACTTACATCATTTGCTTTTAAAGTATTTAAAAATAAATTTTCTAATGTAATCAATTCTTCAAAGGTGTAGTTTGAGCCTCATTTGATTTGATTACGCAACATGTATCCTTCTTTAATTGGTCTAATACGAGCTATTAGTTCTTCATGAGTTTGAACTAAACCTCATTCTTCATTAAGAGTTTTTCAAAGATCTGTGTTGTTATGTTCATACTCAGATTCGTCTTCATCTTCGAATTGGAGCCGCACATATTCTTTAAAGGTATTTTGCTTATACTCGTCAGCCATCTTAATCCAAATTCTTGGATCAAAAGGAATATTATAAGTACGACAGAAAAAATCCGCATCCTCAATATTTTTATAGTCGAAGGTTTCGATTACGCATTGTGTGCAGATCTCTGGCAGTAAAGGATTTCTTGATGGTAGTATTGTATGAGTCTTTCCGCATTTGGAACACTTATTTACTTTTAAATCCATTCGACCACTCCTTTAGTTTATTATACGCCCTCATTATACTATAAATTTCAATATATAGCAAATCTCGTTATTCGAATAGGAATGTAATTAAAATTTTAAAGCCAAAACTTGAAAAAAACAAAATAATATGTTATAATTATATTATAGGTTGGGGAAATATTTTTTTATGGAGGTAGTAATGTTAGAAAAAGTTAAAGAAAAGAATTCAAAAGTTTTTGTAAGTCACTTCAATGAAGCTTTTGGCGAAAAATTTGAAGTAGAATGTGATTGGGGTTTTCCAGTTTTAGTTTTAGAATTTGCTTCTAAAAATGTTGATTACAAAATTAATTGGAAAATAGCGATTGATGTAACAAAACCAGATTATACGCTTCAAACCTTTGCAGCGCGTGTTTCTGGAGAAGGAGATGATAAAGTTTTTACTCCTGAATATGCAACAATTGATAAAGCAACAATAGAGTTTATTGTAGGAAGATCAATTATGTTGTCAAATAATTTATTTCCACAAGAAGAGACTGAAGAAAGTACTGAAGAAGCAACCACCGAATAGTGCGAATTTTGGCCGCATAAATGCTAGCATACGTATTACTTGGTATTGCAATCATATATATTATCTTTCTTCTGCAAAAACAGTCTCGAGTAGATGAAAGTTCAATAAAACTTGAACTCGAGAGAAAATATCAAAAAGAACTCGAGGACAAAAGAAAGCAAATGTATTCTGAGATTGAGGCTGAGCGTCAAAAATCTTTTTCTCAAATTCAATTACAACAACAAGAATACAATAAAAATCTTTCAGAAATTGAATCTACTCTCGAACAAAAGAAACTCAAAATGATTGAAGATTTAAATACTGAAATAGAATTAAGAAAAGAACAAAATAAACAATTAAAAATTGAACTTGCAAAGTGAATTGAAGAAGAAAAACTTTCAGCACAGCTTCAGGTTGATCAGATTCAAGAGTGGATTGAAGATTGAAGATCAAAGCAAAATGCCGTGGTTGAGTCCTATAAAAAACTTGATGAACTTAAAAATAAAGATAGTCATCATCGTATTAGTCTAAGTGATGATGAAGAAGTTGAGTTAATTGAACTTAACAAAGCAATTCGCAAATTAAAAAATCCCCTCCCCTTTCGTAAAGCAGTATATGATATATACTACAAGCCAAAGATCAATGAATTAGTCTTACGAGTTATTGGCCAAAGAAAGGTAATGGGCATCTACAAAATCATTCACGTCGATTCAGGCCGCACATATGTTGGTCAAAGTGTTGATATTGGAAATCGCTGAAAACAGCATGCTAAGCGTGGTGCTGGTGCTGATATTCTCACAGCGAATAAATTGTATCCAGCAATGCTCGAATTTGGCTTAGAATCATTCCATTTTGAAATTGTAGAAGAGATTTCAGAAAACAGTAAATTAAATGAAGCTGAGAAGTATTGGCAAGATTACTTTAAAGCCCAGGAGTTTGGCTACTCAATCAAATAGTCAGAGGGGAAGTATTTCAAAAAAGTATTGGGATCATTGTTTGGAATTTTAGTTCTATTTATTTTAACTTTACGTTTAAACTTACAAACAATATACACTGATAATTCTACTATTGAGTTTAGACATACTACTGAAACAACTAATCCACTCTTTCCAGTTGTAACAGTTAATAGAAAAATAGAAAATGTTACTAATATTAGTTATTCTCGTTTAATTAATTTAGTTATTATTACATATGAAGGTGGGTATTTTATTTCAAAAAAAGAAGAAATTCATAATCTTGATATAATAAATTTATGAGATTAAAAAAGGAGGAAAATTTATGTTTGCCATAAATGTAGGAGACATAGTCGAACACAAGCTTACAAAAGATTGGTTAATTGTCATCGAAGTAAAAGATGGTGGAAGTAAAGTCTTGTGTCGAACTAAGCAATATGAAGAAATTTGGTTTAATGAGTTTGAGTTGCGTAAAAAATAAAGGTAAAGTATGACAAAAAAACCTTATAGACTACCAAGAGATTCAAAAATAGTAGATATTGAAAAAATAAAACCTTTACAAACAAAACTTAGCGACGAAAAACTTAAACGAGTAGAAAAATGAATGACTTTCGATACTAAATTTGCAATTACTGTTGTTACAAAAGGAGATACTCATTTTATATCTGATGGGCATCATAGAATCTATGTAGCATATAAGCTTGGTATAAAAAAGGTTTATATAAAAGAAAGAAAAAATAAAGACACCAAAAAAATTTTTAGTCGTCAAAGATCAGAGATTGATCATATTTCTAAATTAGAAATTATTAGCGACGAAGAATTTGACAAATATCTTAAATTATAGGTGATGAAATGCCATTTTTATTTAAAAAGAAAAGACAATACAAAATTACAGATTTAATTCCACTTAAAGATACTCTTGATCAGCTTCCTGATGAAGTTGATTATAGTCAAATTGTTGTTTTCAAATTTGAAGACAAAAATTATGTTTTAAGAGGTCTTGAACATTTAGTAAAAGCTTATAGTCAAGGAGCAATAATTGTTCGTGCAGATTATCATGGTTATACAACATACAGTGCGAAACAACTTGTAGCAAAAAAAGTAGGTGATGCAACAAGTGTTGCTGATTTTGGATTTACTTTAGAAGATGCTCCTATTTTGACACCACCTCAGCCGTTCTTAGATCCAGAAGTATTTGATAATGATATTGAAGAAATTAAAGTTGAAACTAAAGAGGTTGAGGTTGAAACTGAAAAAGTTGAAGTTGAAACTGAAAAAGTTGAAGTTGAAGAAGTTCCTTGTACTCCTGAATTGGGTGGAACTAATATCAAAGAATGTATGGAAATTTGTGCCGCATCAGGAGGTTGCTCAAGCGAAGAATGTTATAATGCTTGTAGATTATACTTCGAGAAAGAAAATGCCTAAGAATGAAAGTATTTAATCTTGTAAATCGTTATAAAATTAAAACACTGAAATAGAGTTAGACAACCGCTTCGTGCGGTTTGATAGGGGTCTCAAAGTTGTGTGGTCTACCCAACCTCCTCAGCACTATGGGGACCCGTATCCAATCGCATGAACATATGAGGTGAATTATGAATAAAAATGACCAAATTGAAACTTGAGGAATGATTTTACAATCAATAGCTTTTTTACTTATTATTCCTTATGCAGTTTGAGAGAGTATTTGAATCTTAGTTATTCTTTTTTTCTTTTTGATTATTGGTTTTATTCTTATGTTATATGTTGATATAAGAAGAGAAATTAATAAGAAAAAGTAATTGAGTCGTTTGGCAGGAGAGAATAAAAGAGATAGTGATTGTGCTATCTCTTTTTTTTGTGTGAATTGCGGGCTGAGTTCGTGTGTGTTTTGGAATGTGGGAGGTTTTAAAAATTATATAGTTGTTGACTACACCACTGCATGGGGTTGATGGCTTAGGTAAGCCGTTTTAAGAAACTACTACCCCCCACTATTCCAAAGTGGACTAAATGGCTTAGGTAGGCCCTCCGCGCCCTTTTGGTGCGTTTATGTTTGACAATGTAAGCATATAGGTATATAATATGTATATAAACAAAAAAAAAGAAAGGTTAAAAAAGGTATCTCAAATGCAAAAAAATAATTTTACTATCTATGATGTAGCCCAAAAAGCGGGCGTATCTATCGCGACCGTATCACGGACTATATCAAGACCTGAAAAAGTAAGACCTGCAACGCAAAAAGCCGTTTTGTCTGCTATGGTAGCCCTTGACTGGCAACCCGACAAAAACGCGCAAGCGTTGGCACTAATCCTTGCTTCATACCGTAAAGCCCTTAAATAAGGGCTTTACACCATCACCACCACCAAAAAAAGAGGTAAAAAATTATGTTAAAAAATGATACTATCATTTACTGCGATATGGACGGGGTTATAGCCGACTTTAACGCACAAGCGGACGCGGTAAACCGCTACGCGACTGAAAAAGGCTTTTTTGCATCACTTGATGCAATAGGCGACAATTTACAAGCATTAAAAGACTTAATGCAAAAGGGCTTTAAAATAAACATTTTATCAACAAGTCCAAACGCGCAAGCCGACCGCGACAAGTTTACTTGGCTTATGAAACATTTACCAAACTTGACAATAGCGCAAATAATCTTTACCCGACCCGACCGCGACAAGGCCGACTATATACCCGTCAATAGTAATACGCTACTTATAGACGACTACACGGCAAACCTTAAAGCGTGGCGCGACAAAGGCGGTAAAGTTTTAAAACTTGTCAATGCTTATGATAGCGCAAAAGGTAAACATACCAAACTTGGTATTGACTATGTTAAAAGCCTTAAAGAATTATTATAATCTTTAAGGCTTGCAATACCCTTTAACATATGATAAAATGAATTAAACAAATAAAAAGAAAAGAGGAAAAAAAATGCAAAAAAATATTTTAATACTTGATACTGAAACAATAGGACTTGAAAAGCCCTTCATCTATGATATCGGGCTTATCGTGGCCGAAAAGACCGAAAAGGGCTATAAGCCGATAATAACAAATAGTTTTATCATTAAACAGATATACGATAACA